CTCTATATTTTTGACCTATCATGACCGTTTTGAATTGCTGTATACTGTAAGGACTTACACCCGGATAGTTTTTATCTACAATGTGAGCAAAGGTGCTTGTATCAGTGTCAAAATCAAAAAGTCTGTTTGGATTATATCCCAATTTTGGATATTTATCAAAATTTAAAAACCCGTCTGAATTAATTACGTGACCAAATCTTCTTTCAAATGCGGGGATGAAAAAATCGCTAAATTCATCAGTCAGGTTATTAACAATACTGTTTATACAGTTATAAGCACAGGTCGCATTATAGGACCAAGTTGACTTCTCTCCGCAATCTAGTGGAGAACTAATATCTACACCTAAAGTTCCCGCGCCATCGAAGAAAATACCGGTATGAAATAGACCCCGCCAAGCAGATATTGGACTTGAAGAACCTAAAGCCGCGTTTAGTTCTGTTTGGTAAGACGGATCACCAAAGTATGGCGATTCGTATACAGTGACACCATCTTTCTTTAAGGTTACTTTTATAGGGCAATTCCCAGAATCTAGATTAGTCCAAGAAAAAGACTTATCATGTAAAAGACCACTGTAAAGACGGAAGTTAACGTTTCCGCTAGTGGATATGGTATACGATTGACTGTTAGGGGTATGAACCCCACTTCCCTCATATCTTACTAAGTATCCCCCGATTGGGTCGCAACTGTTTGTGTTACAATAAGTCTTTGCCACATCCTCAAAAGGGGAACTTGCGATGTAAGCGGGAAGGTCTCCAGAATTTATACAAACACCTTTTAGGGCAGCACATTCAGCAGAGGTAAGGGTTGTTGAACCTGCTCCGTCTGGATCTACACAACAATAATCACAGTTTGAACTTGCGGGCGGCGGCGTTGTGCAGCAGCATGGTTTTCCAAATAAATCGCCGTTACTTAGCGCAGGAGTTCTAAAGCAATCTACATCGTAATCTAAACAAGATGCTCCATCTGGACAATTTGAAGTTAACGAGAAAGAATCAGTCGATGAATTATATACAAATATACAACCGTCTTCATTTATATTTTCTTCACAATCTATTTTTCCTGCCTCTGCGCAAGAGCATGGACTTGGAGTTGTAGTTGTTGTGGTAGTTGTATAACAAGGATCAGAATCGCAAGTTTCACCTTTGGAAAAATCTCTAATAGTCGGAAAAGTGACTCCGTTAATAGAGAATATTTTTTCGTCACACTCTCGCTTTGTTATTCCGTCTTCGCATATTTGAGATTCTAGGAATGTACTGCTGTTTAAAAAGTTATGTCCACTTGGACCGTAACAGCATCGACCTAAGTCATCTCTAGGTGTGCCACAATCATCTGTGTTTGAGCATTCGCCGCCTAAAGCAAAGCAATCACAAGGAGAAATATTTGTTCCTATAACAGCATCATCTTTGCAGCAAAATGGACAGTCGTCTGGAATTACAACTTTAATTTCTAAACGGCACGTAAAACCGCTTAGCTTCGCTCCATTTGTCGGATTCCTAAGTTGTACAAATAAAGGATGTTCACCAGTAGAAAAATCTCTAGGTAGAGTTAAAGTAAAAGGTAATGTTTGGGTAAACTCTTGGTTTACTATGTCTGGAGTAGGGAAATTTACCGTACCAGAAAGAAGTTCAACATTCTGACGAAGAGCTACAACATCAACAGATACAGGTCCAGCCTTGCCCGTTTTATCATATTTAAATCTATGTACTGAAATATCTATGGTAAAAGGGTCTACATTACAATGGTTAGTCAAGACTATATCTGATAATCCATTTTTATCCACACTCAAGCATACATAACCTTGATCTGCGGGAGGATGGGGAGGATCATCATCACCATCGGCACAATTCTCGTCGCAAATGCTTTTCTCTTGAAACGGACCACCTTTTACTTCAGTGTCAATAAACCCTTCTTCTTTAGGGTCTCTGTTAAAGAATTGACAAAACTTGTCTCCACTGCTAAAGTCCTCAAGACAGTACCAACCGCTAACAGGAGGATCGTCATCGTCATCGTCATCATCTCCGTTGCAAGGAGATATCGAACCACAAGTAATGTTTCCATTGGAGTCTCTAGTAAATCCACCGTTGGCTTCACTGACAAACTTTGAAGTAGGAAATATAAATTGATTTACATGAAAAATTCTACCGGCATTGCATAGTGAATCGTCTGATACGTAAAAAACATTATTGTAGTCTGGTATTTTTCCTTCAGGGTCTTCCCAGTAGTAGCAGCAACATCCGGGATTTTGTTTTTCACATTCATTACAATTGTCAACCAGCGTGTACGGATAACTGTCTAGTAAATTTGAGTCTATAGTGTTACGTAGTTCGCATTCACCAGTTATTACATTACAGTAAAATCCGGGGCAATCTACTTCTCCACAAGCAGTGTTATAAGTAATACTAGGAACATTAGGACATGAAACTTGTTCTCCGCAAGTTTCATTTGCTTTAAATCTATGGTTGTATCTTTTAAAAATAGTGTCTTGACCAGACGTAAAATCAGAACTATCAAACCCTGCACCTCGGAAACTAGCAAAGCATTGAGCTTCAGTTACATTGTCTTCGCATATGTTTCCTTTAGACCTAGGATTACTCTCAAGAAAACTTTTGAAATTCACTAAAATAAGTAAATCATTGGCGGTTATAAACCCATCCCCATTTACGTCATAGAAATACCCAAGATCTACTCCATTCTCAAGATAAGCAGTTAAAAAAAATATAGCATCATCTAAACTACCTACTGGATCACCATTGTTAAGCACGTCATACGGACTGCCTTGGTTTTGACGAGCAGCTCCAGTGCTTTTTGGTTCAGTGTTAGATATCTCCGTGAAGCAACAAGCACCTAAAGGTGGCGGATCTGGAGGTGGTGTTACGCAACAACATGTCATATTTTAAGCTCCGCTGCAAGCATGATAGATTGGTCTATATTCTCCATTTACTAAACTCGCAACGCAGAAAAGTGTACCGCTAATTGAAAGATAGCTATCTCTGTTTGTCACATAAACAACATCAGACGTTGAAAACTGATCATCCATAACTGTAAGTCTACCGCTTGTAGGATTATTATAACTTGTTGGCGCAAGCAAATCATCTAATAAGAAACCTTCTATATTCACAGGTCTTGACCAAGAAGAACCTTGAGACCTTACCGGATGATCTCCAGCAAAGAATATAGCACCAGAATTTGCAGCAGAAGGAGTTATTGCGGTTTCTAGCGTGGTCCTTTTATCGTAGAAAGGAGTGACAAGATAACCACTTGAATTAACAATATTATTAGGACCACCAGAATCAGCAACTATTTGACCAGATGGATCGGAGTTTCTACTTAGGATAACTTTGTTGAAAGTTCCGCTTCCGTGAGTTCTAAACTCATCGTTCTCTAAGATTAAACCACTACCCGCTGTAAGGTTGAGAGCAGACACTGTATTGAATATACCACTAACTTGCCAAATTAAACCAGAAGGATAACCATTCCAGAGATTATCTGCAACCCCAGATAGGAGATTTAATTCATTGTTTAAAGCGCCGCTCATTGCGGAAACATCTTGATCAATTACACCGTCTACGCCAGATATAGCATCTAAATTATAACCTGTCCAACCGCTAACCTGATCTATTATACCATTAAATCCAGATATTTGAGTTAGATTTTCTAAAGACCAACCGCTAACAGCATCTATCTGACCACCGACCCCAGATATGGAGTTAAGTTCACCGGCAGTCCAACCGCTAACCTGATAAACCAAACCGTTGGGATAACCAGATACTTGATTTATCTCGTAAACCAAGGAACCACTAACAAGGTTGGCGTGAGCAACCGCATCGTTCTTTGCTTGTTTTGCTCTGATCCTTGTCTGACCAAGTTCATTATAGAAGTTGTAGTTTGCCCAACCCGACAGAGGACCGGCAGATATGGTCAATCCACTAGCACCCGTAGTCCTTGTCTGAGTTTCTATTCCACTAACACCCAGAAACTGAGTTTCTTCTAAACCTCTAATACTACGAATTGTAGTTCCGTCGCTTATTCTCCAGTGAGAGTAACTGTCAGAAGAAAGAGACAGACCTTGTATTTGCTGGTCAGTATACGATTTATTATAACCACTTACACTCCAGATTAATCCACTTGGACCATAGACTGTAGGAGCAATACCGCTCAGGATGTTGAGATTGGTTTGCGCCCAACCGCTAACATTATCGCAACACTCTGTGTTTGAATCCGGGCAGTTTACACCTTTTATACAATCAAGTTGAGAAGATATTCCATCAATTCTAGAGTCAAGGTATCCAGAAAGAGGGTGTGCGGATATTAGAACTTTGTCGTTGTCTACTTCCAAGAAAGTTTCTATACCAGAAACTCCGACAAACTTTGCCTTGTCAGTTCCTTGTATTTGAGAATCTCTAACTGAGTCAGAAAGAACCCAAGCAAAAAACGTTCCATCTCCACCAGCACTTTTTATTCTTTCGTCTATTATACCGCCGATACCAGAGATGCTATTAAGGTCATTTGCCATCAGTCCAGATAAAGGAGAGGCAGAGATATCTAAATAGTTTATACCGGCATCTTGTCTTACTTGTGTAGAAATTCCATCTTTGCCGATTGCGTTTACTTTATCTGTTGATCCGACTTGGTAGTTAATCTCTGTTGCGTCACCAATTCTCCAGTAACCGTATCCATCTTCACCTACATTGAAGTCTACCTGAGTATCGGTATAATTTTTATTCCAACCACTAACTAAGTAAATCAAACCTTCTGGATAATTGCTTAGATAACCCGACAAAGAAGATATTGTATTGTTTAGGTTTCCGCTTGTTTGCTTTAAAGTTCCGTTTACGCCGCTGATTGTGTCTATTTCTTTTAAAAGCGTTCTACCTGTTGACGCTATATTTCCCTCAAGGTCAGTAATAGAATTTGCTTGACTGTTATTGACTTCAGTATTTGTCTCTATATCATCAATAACAGATAAAAGTCTAGACTCAAAATATCCAGAAATAGGAGATGCGCTTATCTCAACTGTATTTAGACTGGAATCTTCGTAACCACTAATCGAAATACCATCAACACCAGAGAATAATACTGTGTCTTTTGAGTCAACGTTAAACGAAGATCTCGTCGTGTCGTAGTCATCTATAGTCTCAACTTTCCAGTGATTATAACCACCGGCAGTTAAGTCTTTGTTGTCTATGTAATGTTTCAAAAATCCACTTACTTGGAATATCAAACCTGATGGTCTACCTCCCCAAAGAGGACCATCATGAACTCCAGAGAGAAGATTTAGGTTATCGTAAGTCCAACCACTAACAGAATCTATTTGTCCGCCAACGCCAGAAACTTCATTTATTTCACTGGCAAGGGAACCACTCGCCAAATACAATAGACCGTTAGGGTATCCAGAGATTTGTGGTAATCTTACATCTGTAATCTCGTCGATGTCGTTTGAGTTTGTGCTTATTGAAGTATTTAAAGCAGCTTCTCTAGCGTCTATATAACCAGAAATCGGCGCAGCGTTAATATTTAATCTGTAGTTATTTGTTACGCCATTTTCGTTAAAATCTAGTATGGTTTCAACACCACTACAACCACTTATAATAACCGTATCTGCATGATTGATTATTCCCGATGCGCCATATTGACCTTCTAATTCCCAGAAAGTATAACCACCAGCAGCACCCACTTGCGCGTCTGTATAACCCTTGTTCCAACCGCTAACAAGATATATCAACCCTTGATCGTAATCACCAAGATAGCCAGAAACTTGGTCGATAATACCCCCGACACCAGACACTGAGTTTATTTCACTAGCAAGAGATCCACTACTTTGATATAATAGACCGTTTGGAAATCCGCTTATAGCAGAAAAATTATATTGCGACCAACCACTGACTTGATCTATGTGACCACCAACTCCAGAAACTTCATTGATTTCGCTGGCAAGAGAACCGCTTGCCTGATAAATAAGACCGTTTGGATAACCGGAAATACTGTTTAATAAACCATTATCTCCAGATATAGCGTTTAAATTTGATTCCGCCCAACCTGAAATTGGATTTGCTGATATAAATACATACTTATTTTCATTTAGGTCTAAGAATTCTGTTTTTATTCCACTTACACCACTTATATGAATAGTGTCTCCACTTACAACGAGATTAGGAGCGACTGCGCCATCCGTTATATTAAAATCCCAAGAAAGAGGATAACTTAATTCGCCAGAAATATATACATTGTTAAGATATGCATCCCAAGTGTAAGAACCGCTACCTAAAGAAAACGAACCCCCGCTCTCGTGCGGTATTATGTTGCCTGAAACTTGGAGCGCAGTGGTGTCATTGTGAAAAGATTTGACACCTATACCAAGTTGATTATTTAGTAGATCGCCATAAATGAGGGGCGGTTTGCCTTGATCGTATGTGGTGTCGCAATCCCCTGACGCATCAGGAAAAGAACCTAAATAAAGTTTAAAACTTGAATTGTCATCTACATAGTGACCAGCGCCACAACCTATAGCGATATTGAAGTCACCTCTTTTATTTTTTTGTAAAGCAAAGTTTCCTACTGCGACATTACCGGAACCGGCAGTTGTTGCGCAAAGAGTATCTTTACCTATGGCAACATTATCATGACCTAAAGACAAAAATTTTAGACTTTCAGAACCTATTGCGGTATTTCTTTCTCCGTTATAACTAAACTGTAACGCGCCGTAACCTAGAGCGGAATTGTCTACTGAAGACCTTCCTGTTAAATCTATTTGTTTTAGCGCATCTTCGCCTGCTATTGTAGTTCTAGTGTCTGGCGTAGCAAAATTTAGTGAAACAATTTCTTGCTTTGCTAAGAAAGAACCGATAGAATCTGCAAGATCAGTGAATACTGATCTCATATCTTCTGGCGATATCTCTCTAGTCGTGTTATCTGGAAGTAGAGAATTTAATAAGTTTTGAAATTCGTCTCTAGATCTAATAGTCATTTTGGACCTTATTTAAAGCTAACGAGAAGTTTTTCCGCATCAAACATTAATGTGTCACCCGCATAAACTATCCTTGGGTTGTCCAATTGAGCTCTCATTATTATATTGCCAGATCCAACTTCATGGTGATCCATTATTGCTATCCCGGAAACCCAACCCCACCCAAAATCTGTATTTGCTGGATCTTTTGTGGATGTATTCCAAATGATTTTATCGCAATTTTTAATAACTCCGCTACCGACATTATAATCTTCTTCATAAAATTTCCAAAAAGAATCTCCAGAATCCGCAGGAGGACCAATCTGAATTCTTTCGTAACCTGTTGATGTTGTGCCGTCGCTGTAAAATTGTGGTAATTCTCCCATATCAACGCCAGATTGATTGTCTAAAGGTGTACCGCTACACAGTGCAATTGACAAATAAGCTGGCTTGGGGAAAGAACCCCCGCGAAAGATATGGTCTAGTAAACCAGATTCTACGTAATCTGATAGTGCTGACATATTTTGCTCCTAAAAACAAGTCCTAAACATACATGTATATATTACTATACACATTTATTGGCGTAGACATAAAAAAAGGAAAGGCGATCCTTTGAACCACCTTTCCATTAGATATACTAAATTGTTAGTATAATTAGAAGCTTCCGAGAATAACTCTACGGTTATCAAGAACGCCGAAACCAAGTTCAGCGAAACCGTACCAACCAACTCTCTGTTGACGATGGAGGGTAGGATCTTCGTGAATAGAAACTTGCTGCTTCATTGGCATCACGAAACTATCGTTTGCACCTTGGTCAAGACCAACAACAAGTTCTGAGTCACTTCCTTGAACAGAACCGCCAAGACCATTCTCAAAGAAAGTTTGATACTCTTGACCTTCTCCGAGTTCGTCAAGGTCGTGAAGATTTACACCAAAGATATTGGTGATAGGAGCGCCATCTCCACCAGCATTGTAGATCGCAGTTCTGGTTGCATCAGAAATCTGATCAAAACCCCAGTTGCGAACATCTTCAAGCGCTTCTGGAGAAACGTAAAGGTCTGTCAAGCGACCACGATCTCCACTTCCGGTGTTACCACCAGCGTTTCTGCGCATGACAGTTTGAAGCAAGCTTACAAGTCTCTTTGAGAACATGCCAGCAGTTGCGTCACCGTCATAAACCAAGATGTTACGATCAACACCAGCAGCCAAAAGTGTGTGCCAACCGTCATCGTTCATCTTCTTGACAAAACCTGCCTCAAGAACCTGCATGGCGCGAGCGGTAATGTCCCAACGTGCTTCGCGAGCATAGCGGAGCAAGAAGTCGATGCTACTTGCAATGCTGTAAGTTGGAATCATGACGTAATCGCTTTCGACTGCGCGCTCAGGAACGCGACCATGACCCGGATTGGTGTAAGCAACATGCTCACCCTCAAGTCCCGGAGAAAGCAAATCGAGAGGATACTCAGTACTTCCACCCGGTTCTACGTTGATCTGCTCGAAAATATTACCAAGAATGTTTCCGATAAGAACGCCTTTACGCAAAGGAAGTTCCAGAGCCTTGGCAAATTCTCTTTGTGCTGCAAGGGCAACTTCCATATCGGAGTCACCGCATTTGCGAAGTACTGAAATAAATTCTTCGCTAGGTCTTTCTGTATATGACATTATAATTATCTCCTGTTTATTTATTAACCAAGGTTTGGAAGATTGACGTAAAGTTTAGCATAACCATCTGCATCTTGATTGGTCATGAAACGACCAACTGCCATTACTCCAGAAGAGTAACTGAGGTCAGATGCATTTCCGACGTTACCTGCTGTGGTCTCGTCAAGATATGCAATGTCACCAGCGCTGGGGTTACCAGTGATATTATTGGTGACAACCCAACCACGGGTAAGAACGGTAACCTTACCACCTTTTTGAACTTCATCCTTATATTGATTAAGGTGAGTTCTTGTTAGGTCTTTATTAACCACATCGTTAAGCAAAACTCCGACCGGAACGCTAGCCGCTGTTGCCGCTACATAAGCGACTTTGTTCTCACCTTGGTCCATTGCCGCACCTGAAGCATTTGCTGCATCAAGAGCAACTACGCCACCGCGAGTTGCAGTACCAGCATCATAAAAGAAGCTGATGTCTGTTGATTCTTCATATCTATCTGCTTTGAGAGCCATAGTTAAATCTCCTATTATGATTACTTAGTTGAAAGTACGTTATTTGAAAGCCAGTCAGAAATGCTAGCTCTTGTTGATTCTACTTCGTCTACTTGCTCCGTAGCATCAATTAAAGTTGCTTCAGAAGTTTCGACATCTTCAAGAAGTTCTGGAGTTACTTCAGCTTCAGCCTCTTCGTCGGCTTTTGCTTCTTTCTCTTTTTTCTTCTTTTCGAGTGCTTCTTTAAGCGCTGGTGGCATTGCTGCTTCAGCTTCATCTTCTTTTTTCTTCTTTTTGTCGCCATGCATGTCTGCATATGGTTTCGTCATCTTAGCGACTACAAGGTCAAAAGCTTCATCACCAAGAACTTCAAGAGCAGCTAGTGTCTCTTCAAGACCATCTTGATCAAAACCAGCTTCTACAAGAGCAGCCATTCTCTTTTCTTCTTTTGCCTTTTTCTTCATGTCGTCCATTTCTTTCATGGCGACAGTAAGTTCTTCTTGCGACTTAGCAAGGGTGTCTTCCAACTCAGCGATACGAGCTTGTGAACTTTTGATATTCTCTTCAAGTTCTGCAATGCTTGCATCTTTTTCTTCTACGGTTGCCTCAAAAGCTTCTACCTTAGAAGCAAACTCTTTGTCTTTTGCTTCTTCAATCTTAGCCTTGATAGCTTCGTTTTCAGCCTTAGCAGAAACAAGTTCTTCACGAACTTCTGCCAATTGCTTTTCAAGTACATTATCTGACATATTAAATTCTCCTATATCGAATTGAGAGTCGCCATCTAAATTAAAAGCTACACTTTTTAAAATTACACTTCGTGGATTGGCTGGTTTAGAGACAAGACCCTTACCCGAAAAGGCAATGTTCTTTAACGCTCTACCAATTTTATAACCTTGATACTCACCGCTACCGCCGTAAGATCTAAGATGTTTTGTTAAGAAAGAAGATTCTTCATCTCTCGCTAGAACCTTCTTCAAACCGTTTTCGTTTGACAGAGCATAATCAAATCCAGCAAATAGGCATTCCATAGAAACATACCATTTGCCTTCTTCTATCTCTGCTATGATTTTGTCCATTCGTTCTTTATTTTCGCTGTTAGTCCAACTGTTATAAAGAACTGCTTGAGTAATTATGTCGAAGTCTTCTGGCATTTCCTGTTCGTCAGAAACAGCTTTGCCATCTTTACCTAAAACATAACTACCAGTAATATGCCCAATGATATCGTTTTCATCGTGCATAAAGTTAAATTGTTTATCTTCTGGGGTGTTACGTGCTGCCCAAGTCGCCTCTGGCATGAACACATCGTCATTTTTGTTCCAACCGCAAGACACTAAAACTGACTCTAGATAGTATAGATCAACTTGGTCTTTGTTTTCAGCAATTGCTTTTACAACAATCTCTTCAGGAATTTCCTTTTGGATTGTTGCTTCAGCGCAGTATGCAACACTAGCCGTACTCTTTACGAGTTCGCCAATGCCGTCGTTAATTTCGTTTTGGAATATTTTTATTGTCATGTATCACCTCTACAATTAGTATACACAAAAATTATAATTTTTTAAAAAAACAAGATTAACTGCCTAGAAAACACTCTACATAGCATGAAATAGCGTGTCTTCTGAAGTTTTCCATATTCATATTTTCTAAATTGATATTTAGTGTGTCAAGTTGGTTTTTGAGTTTTTCAGGCATCTTTCTTGTAGAACCTATAACCTTCCTAACGTTATCAACATTTACCTCGGACATAGGCAATAGATTAGATAGGACATGAATCTTTAACTCTTCTAACTCTTTCGCCTCTACTTTACTTAAAGACCTCATGTTCTTTTTTGATTTTACAGACAAGTATGCCTCGTTTGTTATTTCAGATATCTTGTCAAAAGAAGCATTTGCCCATACTATTAGTTCAGCAACTCCGGGTTTTGATTTTGGTGTTTCTACCCTTTTCTTTCTAGGTTCCTCGTCTTTTTTAAACAACGGTCTTCCGCCAGACGGTTCAGAGTCATTGATTTTTTCTACTTGTTCAACTTGAGCTTCTTCTTTCATCTCTTGAGGTTTTGGTGGAGGATGGAAAGGTCCGGCTTTCTCTGGCAGGGTTTCTGCATCTCTAGACTTATCTTCTCTCCTTAGTCTCATTTTCTCAACCGAAGGGACTTCTTTGAATCTTTCAAGCACAGTTTCGTGTGATATAATATCTCTATCAGCAAGTTGTATTAGTAGGTTTTTCTCAGAAGACTCGTCGGATAAACTCATTTGATCGTACATTATATGTGGAGACTTCCTGAAACCCATTGCTTTTCTTACTATCTCGCATTCCTTCTCCCAGAATGCGGTTAATTGGTCTCTACCGTATTGCAATCTTTCTACAAGAGTTTTAAGCGATATAAAGTTATTTGTAAAACCTCCGCCATTGCCCGCCATACCCGTAAGAGTAGGAGGAACGCCCAGACCAGCATAAATACTATTCAAGACAGAGTTATACTTTTCTGAACCCAAGAACTTGTACACTTGACTATTTGATTCTGTGTAAGAAAGTTCTGGACCCCAGACTAACTCCATAGTACCCCCACCAACATTGCTTGCTAGTATGTCTCTAAGCTTATTAATAGCAGCTTTATTTGGTAGGATTTTGTGATCTAGATTACCAAGAGTCCACAATCTGATGTTTGAGATCGCACCATCCAAGGCAGATAAGTCAGCAAGTCTCATCTTTTCTAACATTATTACATCGTCAAGGATTGCGTAAATCAAAGGGTTTGCCCAGTTAGACCAGTCGTCTTTCTTGTAATAAAACATAGAAAGTCTTTCTGGATCTAGCGTTACTTTCCTTTCTCCGTTCTTGATTCTCTCTTTTATGTCTACAGGAAGAGTGTCAAGCATATGCGCGGGGATAGAACCATCTTTAAAGTTGTCTAAAAAACTTGAAGGTGATATCTCAAAATTTTTCGTACCTAAGAATAGGTTTATGTTGCTATCTTTAATATCAAGCGACACGGGGTTAAAGAAGTTATATCGCCAAGGTATTTGGTTCTTTTCAAAATTGGGTACTTCTACAGTTATGTCTTGACCAATTGATTTCACATACTTTACAACCTCTGGTGTCAAATTAGCATAACTTCTGTACACAGGAACTTGACCAGATCTGTATAGTAAATTTAAAAATCTTTCTGACCTTTCTTTACCACTACATTTCTTAAACCATTGTTGATAGAACTTTTCTACGCTTTTGTTTTCGTGTACTATGTTTATACCTTGGCATCCAAAATCACCCATAAGGTCAATTACATTTCTAATGATTCCAACCTTTTCGTAGGCATCCATGCACATTTTTATAGCACGTTTTTGCCTATAAGGAACTCGTTCTTCTGGTCTAAATGCGTGGTAGTCAGATGTTCTAAAACCCGGACGAACAGATCTGTTTGACTCTATATCTTTAAAGTCTCTAAGATGATTAGCCTTGGTTATGCCTGCGTAATCTTCCCCTGCTTTTGCGAACTGATCAAACGCAACCGCTTTACTTGAAGCGTCAGAATCATTCCAAGTTATCAAAGATTTATCTTTATTCATCGGGTTCCTTTTTGGTATTTGGATTGCAATCGGATTGTTATTGTATTATACACAAATTAATAGATATCCTTCATGTTTTCCGTAAACCAATTTGGACCATTGTACAGTTTTCCATCACCTTTCTGTTTTGATTGACTTGGTAAAGAACCCGCGAATCCTCCAAAGAATTCGTATACCTCTGGGGTTGGGGTTCTTGCTATTTTTCTTGCCGCCATATTCGCCATAATCAAAGACGAATACCTGTCCTTTCTCATTTTGCTTTTCTTTCCCGCAGCAACAACAACCTCTGGAGTATCCCAGCGATCCCTACCATTGGATGTTTGGGTCATTTGTATCATAGATAACTCGTCTTTAAGTTCTTCTATGTCCATAACACATTCCTCTAGAGTATCATACATTCTACCTTTCATACCATCTTCTATATTTGATATACCAACTGTAACTGAATCAAATCTAGGGAATAGTATAACTTTGTCCTCTAGATCTTTTCTGAGTCCGTGATTCGCTTCTGCTAACCAATCGTACTTGGCAAATTGGCACATCTCTAATATATGTAATCCACGTTGATCGTCTGTGTCTTTTGGTTTATCTTCGTCAATAACGGGCCAGATTTCTATCTCTCCATCCTGTAATTTATCTTTATCGTGCAGAGATTCCATTACCGCGATACCACCACCTTGAGCATCCATAGCAATATGAACACAAGGGAAAAGCTTCATTAAATCTCGTATTTTCC